CTCCTCGGTGGCCACCCACGCACCACGCCCGTTCGGGTGCCTTTCCCGACGGTATGCCCCGGTAAGGCGGGCTTTGCCGTTCAGAGTCTTCTGCTTGTCCCACTCTTTCTGTTGGGCGCGGGTCGGATTCCTGTCGAGGTCCTCGCCTCTGCTGATCGCCCGGCTTCTCCGGTAGTTGTCGTATGCTTCCTTACTATAGAAGTAGTAATATTCCGTGTTGCCGTTCCGGTCCGTGCCTACTTCGACCCGCTGGTAGTACTTGTGATTCTTCCGCGCACTGCCCTTCCCGAATAGCCCGTGCTCCATGAACTTCCAGTAATCCATTTTGAACTTATCACCTCTTTCCGCGATTTACAGCGTTTGCGTACTGTGCTATACTCTTCTCAACGAATATTTTCCTAAAGAAGAGGAGTTCTTATGGCAACGCTTGTCTGCCCGAATTGCGGCAATGAAATAACGCTTAAAGTTTTTACACCCAAATCCGTTAAATGCTCGAAATGCAAGAACACCTTCACAGCCGAGTATGAAGATACAGAAGGCAATTTACACCCCGGTGGTTTGGAAGGATTTGAAGTCGTACATCCCAAAGTTGTCAAGGCGGCTAAAATTTGTGGAAGAGCCATGCTGGTTACCGTTACGGTCTTGGTCCTCGCTGATCTTATCAAAGATAAAGTTGATGAATTGTCGGCCTCTCCCGAGACTTCCCCAACTCTGGATATGACCTCGAATACCACCTCTCAGGATTGTGAAACGACCGCCGATTCTTCTTCTCCGGGTGCATCATCCGAAAATTCGTTGGCATCTGAGGCATCTGAGACATCTAACGAACCTCGAAAATACGCTCCTCGAGATCCGGATAATTATGACACCATCCAAAAAGACCTCGATCTTATTATTGTAAATATGACCAATCGTCACGCTTCACCAGAAAAAAGAAAAGCTGCCGATGAATTGAATATAAATTTAGACGAGAATCAAACTTTCCGAAACCCTCACAAGCAAAGCTATCAGGTCAGAAAAGACCCGGGCAGTGAATAACAAAAAAAAAACGCCAGCGTATCATACATCAGCACAATACACTGGCGTTCTATTTTTCGGTTTCTTTGGCCTTATCCGACCTTGCACATATCGCTTCCCACCTCCTGCTTCATGACTTGTTTTATCATAGAATAGTCGGTTTATCAAACCTCACTCAAATGCATCCCGGTTCAGCTTCCACGCCACGTAGGCATCCATCAGCGCCGCCACGGCGTCGATCTTCTTATCGTGCCGCTGCTTATAGAGCTTCCGGTTCCCGTTAGTGTCCTCCAGCGTGATGCAGTTTCCCATGGCAAACTCCATAAGTGCCTCGTCGAACAGCAGCTTTCTCTGTTCGCTCAGCTTCTTCAGTTCGCCCAGCGGCACGCTCTCTGTCCTTGCGCCCTGAATGACCTTCTCGATGCCAAACGGGCCGTTCTCCTGCGCCCACCGCTCCACGAATTCCTTCGCGTTGTAGGGGTCGTAGCCAAAGGCCCGCACGTCATACTCGCTCTGCAGGATGTAGGCGTCGAGGTCGTCGTAAACCTGCATCATGTCCAGCACAGTCCCGTCGAACACCTGCAAAGTGCCTTCGTTCATAAACTCCTCGTACTTCTGCCGCATCGCCAGCGGAAGCTGTGAGAGGGTGTAGCTGGTGATGTAATCCCGCGTTTTCACCCCGAAATATCCGTTCTCCAGCGGGAACAGGAAGGTAAACGAGCAGAAATCGTCGCCCAGCGAAAGGTCAGCGCCCATTGCACATGGCATCTGCCAGAGGTCCCGGTGTCGGTGCCGAAGGGTCTCCTCATAAGTAAAGAAGTAGGTGTAGCCTTCCATCGGCAGGTTGAAGCGCTTGGCCAGAATATCATTCCGTGCGCCTGGCGAGTTTTCCGCGCGCTCTACATCCAGCTGGTAAGTCTCGTAGCTCACAGTCTGCCCGAGGTTCGGGTTCGCCTTCAGCCACATTTCCGGCTTGCCTACTTCGTCGATAGAGTCCAGCTTGTAGTAGAAGATGGAGACATGCGGGTTGATATACTCGCCCTTCAGGATCTCCATCAACTCCATTTTGATGGTGTCGCCGCAGCCGTTTCGGACAGTACCCTCCGAGCTTGCCGCCACGATGAGATAATCTTCGTTCTTGGCTGCGCCTTGCTCAATGGCACCGATGGGGTCTTCCCGGATGTCGCAGGAGAGCCATTCGTCCACGGTCGCCACACGGTCGCGCCGACCCTGTAATTTCTCGATGGTCATGGGGCGTATCTCCAGCAGCGAGCCCGTCAGGAAATTCTCGATTCCCTTCTTGGTGGAGGCCATCTTCACCCGGTCGCTCTTCGCACCCGTGGTGTTCTGGATGCTGCCCATGGTCATGAACTTAAAAACAGGCCCTCTCGCCCGCGCCAGTGCTGTCCGGAACGGCGAGAGGACTTCTTCTGCCTGTTTCATGGTGGGGGCAGTCGTCACCTGCTGGGTCGTGCTCTTGTCCACCGTCATAAAGTAGGCCTGTAAGCACTCCAGATACATGGTCTTTGCGGCCGCACGGGTGATGATGAGATACTGCTTGGTGATGAGCCGCTTCTTGATGCGCTTGCGCTCGTAGTGTCCCCCATGCCCGCCGGGGTCCGGTACATATACGCTCCGCTCCACGAAGTAGTACCAGCCGAAGATCTCCTCTGCCCAGAGCTTGAAGCTGTCCAGCAGTTTCAGATCACTGCCGTCGGTCAGCGTCAGCTCCCTCTCGCAGAACTTGATAAAGCCGTTGACGGCCTTGTCGTCGTAGTACACGCCCGGGTTTGCGATGAGGTCGTCGATCCGGTTCATTTCCATTGAAATTTCCCGGCAGACAGGGATCTCGCCACGCATCACGGCCTCCTGGAACCGGCCGTAGTAGATGGGTGTGGCCGTGTTCGAGAGTGCCATAATTTTATTCTCCTAAGTCCATTATAATAGGGCAGGGCTGTCACAGTGTCTCGCTTTGTAATACGGTTTTTTCGGCTTGTCGAAGCACTCCTTCGAATTTGGGCATTTCCATGACTTGAAGTTGGCGCAAGTCCGGCAGAGGCTGTAGGCGTCCGTCATGTTCCAGTTCACCGTTTCAGCCGCCCATAGACGCATCGCTTCCTGTATATCATGCATATCGTTTCATCCCTGTCTCCCTCATAGGGTGCGTTCGCACGTTTCGTTTCACAGCAGCAGGAGTCCTCGCCGATCTCTGTTATGACTCCGCTTTATCGAACTCGATGTTCAGCCGGAACTCCATTTCTGCAACGGTATTTTTCAGTGCCTCCATGGCCGTCGAGCTCTGCGGCGGGTCGAACGCGAGCCTTACTTTTGCGCCCATGTAAGACGCGATGGCCTTCGCCCGCTCGTCTCCGGGCAGAAAATCGTCCCACACGGCACTTGCGTCCACGATGCCAAAGCCCTTCTCCGGCCCGACTCCCAGCTGCTGCAGCACAAGAAATACCGCGTTGATGTGCATCTATCAGATATTATCCTCCAGATTGCTCTCTTGCATCTTCTTCAACATTTCCTTTTCAGCCTTGTAGTCCGTCCACTTCTCGTAAGCCACACATGCTCCGATGACTGCTGCATACAGTCCCAGAACAATGCCGCTCCACTTAAAGCTGTCGCCCCAAGTAACAGGTTTGTTCATAAAGTTCTTAATAGCTTTCATCATAGTAATTTCTCCTTTCAATGTAAGCCCTCTTACCTCCATAAAGCAAGCTGAATTTTTCGCGCCGGACAAAAAGAAAGAGCCTATGTTTCCATAAGCTCTTCCCGAGATAAAGCCGATGCTACGTCGTTTGCCGGTCTATCGTAAAAATATCAGTCTTTCGACGGCCGGAAAATCTGTACGAACAGCCACATCACGAGTGCCACAGCGCACCCGATCAGGAATGTTGTAATGATCTGCCCGACCGAAATCGTATAGTTCCAAATTTTCTTAAAAATAGATTCATTCATAATACGTTCTCCTTTATTTCGGGCTTTATCCCATAATATGAGGAGATTTTTTCGCGTCTTGAGCAAAAGAAAAAGAGCCTGCGATCTCTCGTAAGCTCTCCTCGAAAATATCAATGACTTATGCAGTTTTCTTTACTATGACACTATTTTCGTATAGCTCATGAGGGGCTATATCCTGGCCTGAAGGCCATTCGATGCCTATACCTCCTGGCAGCATCTGAACTGTTCTGAAATAGTCTTCATCCTTTAGCTGCCCATACCATGAGCCGGTTGCGTACGGTGCCACATCGAACAGCTTCACTTCTCCAGTCTCATAATAGAGGCGAAGCTTCAGTGAATCAATGGGCTCAACTTTAATAAGCTTCGGCTGCAACATAACAGTCACTCCTTACTTCAGAGGATCAATGCGGAAGAACTGTTCGCCGTTGGACAAGAGCTTCCAGTTTGCCGCCAAATCATCCTTGTGAATCTCCATCCATGCATCCAGAAGCTTCATCTGGCTCTTAGGAAATTTTCCTTCCAGAATCGTTCCGTCCAGAGCAACTACGATTTCCTGTCCGGAATATTCTGCGTGAATGTGAGGCGTATTATGCTTCCCGCCTATTTCGCGGTACATCCGAACAATAATGCCGTAAAACATACATAATACAGGCATTTTTAAGCACCTCCAGTCAATTCTTCTATTTATATTATATCAAAGTCCAGTGAAAAAATAAAGACCCTCAAATCGGTACATGGTCAAAGCTGGTCTCCCAGCGTTCTTTCTTGAGCGGTTTCATCCGCAGCGCCCACATGAGCTGTCGGACAGTGACCGTCGGAAAGTACCCGTGCGAGTCCTTCTTCTTTGCGTGAGCATCAAAATACTCCTTGAATCCGATGCGCAGATAAATTTTGTCGGTCAGCCACGGGTCGATAGGCCCCCAGTAGGTCGCTTTGGTTTCCTCGTTGTAGCGCTGTTGGATGACGCATAGTCCCTTGTTCCCTTCCATGTAAAGGGTCGAAACACGGTATACCGGATGGTCACAGCGGTATACCTTACCGTAGTAGTTCGTCCAGATGTCGGGCGGCTCTTCATGGTATCTCATAAAAATAAAAGAGAGCCCGAAGCTTTCGCCTCGGACTCTCCTGTCCTCCTTACTTTCTAAAGATGTTCTGCATCAAAGTTCTGGAACCATCCTTGAATGTCGGCGACAGCGGAATGTGTCCTTCTTCCTCGTTGAACCATCCGTTCACCTGGTTCCATACGAATAAGCCGCCCATGATGAGCGTTCCGGCAATGCCGCCCACGGTCTTCAGAATTTCGACCCTGCGGTCAGAGTCAGCCTTCTGCACGTCGGCTTTCACCTGCTGCCACTTCAGCTGCAGTTCGTCTTCCTTCGCAGTTTTGCTGTTCTCTTCCGCAGTCTCGTTCATCTGCATCTCATGGAGCTTTGCCAGGCTGTTCACCGCAGCGGTATACTCCTCAGAACCGGGTTTCATCGTTTTCAGCGATTCCATCCCACTTTCCAAAGTCTCGTTCAATAATGTTTTGTTTTCCATTTTGATCTTCTCCTTTATCAGTAAATCCGGAGTTTCCTCCGTTAAACGGACTGTTTTTCTCGCGTCTCCAGCGGTTTCACTTTCAGCACCACATATTCAGAGCTTTCCAGATATTCCACGGATGTCGTCAAGTCGAGAAAAATATAAGGCTGTTCGTTCTCGTCTCCGGGGGCGATCATCAAGTTCCCGACCGCGTTCCTGCCGTGTACGCACTTCCACCCGACCGAAACACCGAACAGAAAGCCCAGCACGATAAATATCAATACAAGCAGGTAAACCAGATAAACCATTTCGATTTTCTCCTTTGTAATATTCTGCACCGCCTTTTGGGCGAATGCGTGATGAAAAAAAAATAAAGGGCTGCAGATTTCTCCACAGCCCTTGTCGGCTCAGATGTCGTTGCGAATCAGAAACAATTCTCCTCTGTTGCAAGCAGCTCGTACCAGACCACTGGCCCGGATCAAGTTTATCGCGTTCGTGTAAGATGCCTGCGCTGTCGAGGCATTCGCATACTCGCCTGTACCAATGTACATAACTTTCTGGTTGCTCTCGATAAACACACGGATCTTGTCCATCGCGTTCACATAACCGCGGTCGTAAGTAGCCTTTACTCTCTTGTAATGTTTCATCGTAAAAATCTCCTTTCGTTCTTCGGAAGACATCTTCTTCCATAAAAGAAGCAGAGTTTTTCGCGTCTAACTTAGAATAGAAAAAAGAAAGAGTCCGAGTTTCCCCAGACTCCGTCTTCGGTCGAATGTTTTATCGTACGCCCATGTAGTATTCGGTAATAAGCTCAAGTTCGTTGCGTTCCACCTCCGGGTAAGAGGCGTTCATCGTCTCGTTAAATCCCTTCTCGATAGAATCCATCATTTCCTCGAAACCCTTAACAATATACTTAAACATAGTAGTTACCTCCTATTATTAACATTTCTTTCCATAATAGGAGCTGAAAATTTCGCGCCCGTATGCAAAAAGAAAGAGCCGCAGATCTCTCCGCAGCTCTCGCCTTTCAGTGTTACTTTTTCATCCTCTGTCTCACCTCTTCCGTCTTTGCTCCGACATAGCCGATCAGCTTTGCCAGCAGCACAATAATCAGAATTGCAATGATCAAAGTAAACATAATAAATACCACCTTTCTCATAAAGGAAGCTGATTTTTTCGCGTCACTGCCGCTCGATACTCAGCAGCCAGAAGAACTTGCGGTAGAAGTCGTAGTACATCTGAGATCCGCACGGGCATCCTCTGACGCGAAGATTTCTGTAGGACAGCCCTTCTGTCACACCTTTCAGGATGTACGTCTGGAGCGCCGGTTCCAGCTTGGCAATGCAGCGGTCAATGAGTTCAATGTGTTGCGAATAATACGCCCTCAGCATTCCCTCTCGTGCAGTCGGATCCGATGGTATGTTGCTCTTTACGATGCCACCCATATCTCCCTCCTGCGCTCGCCAGCCATCCAGCCTTGCCAGTGCCCGTTTCCAGTCGTTGTACTGAAAGCAGAAGTTCTTGAGTTCCAGGTATCGATACTTCGGCAGACGGTAGGGATTCTTTCTGGAGAGTTCCGGTTTCTCGTGTTTCAT